TGAAATATTGCAAACTTCAATGTTTTTTAAAACAGACGATTACGTTCAGGATTAATTTAACCAACCCCCTCAATCAGTTCATTCGGGTTGAGGGATAAAAGAAAGAGAAGATATTCACCCATTCTTACGAGTGGGTGTTTTTTATTTATATTTTCGTATCTTTACAGGACTAAAAGATTAAACTATGGGAGCTCCGAAAGGGAATAAATTTGCATTGGGGAATGAAGGAGGAAGACCAGCAATGTGGGATAATGTAGATGAGTTAGAGCAGAAGATAATTAATTACTTTGACACTTGCAAGCCAATTGTTGAGGAAGGAAATATTATTGATTTTGGCACTCCTACCATTACAGGCTTGGCTTTGGCACTTGGCTTTGCTTCTAGGCAAAGTATTTATGATTACAAAGGAAAGGAAGAGTTTGCTTACACCATAAAAAAAGCACTGTTAAGAGTTGAAAATGGATATGAAAAAAGATTATCTCATAATGGCGCTACGGGTGCAATTTTTGCACTTAAAAATATGGGGTGGAAAGATAAGCAAGAAGTAGAACAGACTGGGCAAATGAACCTGATAATTAAGCCTCCAAAGTTCGATGCTGATTGATTTTTCAAAACACCAAGAGGATTTATTTAATCCGTTAATCGGGAAGTTGCAGAACGCTTCTTCCCGTTTTGTTGTATCTTATGGTGGCGCAGGGTCTAGCAAGTCATTCTCACAAACACAATACGAGATAATAAGATGCTTACAGAAGAAAGAAAAGCTTTTAGTTATACGTAAGGTTGGAACGACACTAAAAGATTCAGTAATAGCTCTATTTAAGTCTATTCTTGATGGATGGGGCTTGACCCCATACTACGAGGAGAATAAAGCAACTCAGTTCATAACTTTCGCAAATGGATCTCAAATACTATTCAAGGGTATGGATGATCCTGAAAAAATAAAATCAATTGCTGGTATTACGCGAATATGGATTGAAGAGGCTAGCGAGTTGGCACATTCTGACTTTAATCAACTTAACTTGAGACTTAGGGGGCGCGACGACCTTCAAATGACTATAACATTCAACCCAATAGATGAAGAGCATTGGATTAAAAAGCATTTCTTTGACACGCCAGAGATTAGAGAGAAAACCACCATCATTAAAACCACATACCTAAACAATAAGTTTATTGATGAAGAGTATAAAAAGGTTTTAGAGTCGTATAAACACATAGATAAAAACTACTATAAAATATATGCGCTAGGTGATTGGGGAGGAATAACGGACGGTAGAGTGTTCCCTATTTGGGAGCAGATAGATAATTTCCCAGACATAGACGGTTGCTGGTACGCCTTAGACTTTGGGTTTTCGAACGACCCGACGGCAATAGTGAAAACCTTAAAGGGGCATGGGAGGATATATTTTGATGAGTTCATGTATCAGACAGGCTTAATAAACTCTGAAATAGCTGATTATTTCCACTCTAATGGCTATAATGGGGAAATTGTTATATGTGATAGTGCAGAGCCTAAGAGTATTGAAGAGCTTCAGCGATATGGTATAAATGCAATAGGTGCAGATAAGAAGCCAGGCTCTATTATGGCTGGTATAGATTTTCTAAAGAGACACAAGATACTTGTCACAAAGAAAAGCTCTAACCTGATAAAAGAAAACAGATACTATCAATGGATGCAAGACAAAAACGGTAAGTTCATAAACAAACCTAAAGATTGGATGAACCACGCTATTGATGCCTGTAGATATGCTTACTCATTGGGCGACATGATGGGCAATACCTCTGATTTCTGGGTTGATCCGAATGACTTATGAAGTTCTATATTTTTTCGTAACTTTAAAGAAAATAATATTTTGATATGAATATATTCAAGAAAGCTGTTGACGCTTTGCGCAATTCCGTCAACAGAACACTACTCAACACGGCTCTTTTTCAATGGTGGATAAGCGATGGGACGGCAAATATTATTAGTGATACTGCCGTAGAGTATCTAAAACAAGGCTATTCTGGCAATGTTGACGTTTACTCTATAATCAACAGGATTGATCTAATGCGTAGGCAGGCAACGCTCACACTTCGAAAGAAAAATCCAGACGGCACAAGCGAGGAGGTGACAGATCACGAGTTGTTGAAGTTCAAGAAAAAGGTGAATCCGTTCATGAACACAGATGATTATATCACCGGATTTTTAACCTACTGGTTATCTATTGGTGAGAATTTCACATATACACTAAAGCTTGATTCGGGTGTTAATGCGGGGAAAGCTCAAGAATTACACCTACTACCCGCTAGTTGCGTAGACATTATCGAAGGTACAATTTTAGATCCCATAAGAGGCTATAAGATTGATGATTCGTATAATCAAGAATTTGCATTCGAAGAGGTTGTTCATACAAAAATGTTTAATCCTCTTTGGCTTGAGGATAGATCACTTCACGGACAATCTCCATTAAAGGCGGCTGCAAGAATTGTGAGCAAGCAAAATCAAGCTGAAGATACGGAACTAAAGCAATTCGAGAATCAAGGACCTAAGCACATTTTATATAGAGATGTTAGTGGTAGCGCTCAAGATGGCTTTTCAACACCGCAACAACAGCAAGTAGAGAAAGACATTAAGAATCAAGGAAGCGGCAAAAAAAGAGGATTGCCTTATGTTGCTAAAAACAAAATGGGCAAACTTGACTTGGGTTCTACCGTTGCGGATCTTAATGTAATCGAATCATCAAAGGATGGCAGAAGAATTCTAGGAAATGTCTATGCTTTCCCTATGGACTTAATGAATGATCCAAGCGGTTCAACGTACAACTCTAAGAGAGAGGCTAGAAAATCAGCGTGGACGGATTGCATCATGCCTAATCTAGCGAAGGTAGAAACAACGCTTAACGAGGCTACAATTGAAAATATAGAGGAATATAAAGACCTGTTCTGGGCTTTCGACTACTCAGAGGTTGAAGAACTACAAGAGGGATTTAAGGATAGAGTTGATTGGATGAATAAGGCTTATTGGACTCCTAACGAGATAAGACAAGCAACAGGAAAGAAAAAGTTTGATTCCGACGTCATGGATGAACCTAAGTTTTCAATGCAGGATATACCTTTATCACAAATGGGCGAAACTTTAAGCGATGAAAATAAATCATTTGAAGATTACATAAATGCCAAGGACTAAACAATTCGAGAAAGTATATAAGAGAAGACGAGATCAAATCGAAAGGGGTGGTATTCGTCTTTTTCGTAATGCTATAGCTGATCAGTATGATGCTTACCTGAAAAGCGTTAGCCTATTAGATCCTGTTCAGTGGGAAGCTCAAGTGTCTTTAATTCCAGATGAGCCAATAGAAAGAGCTTTAAAGACGTATTATAAGAGATTTGCACCGTTGGCTTTAATGCAGCGAAAGAACATTCTAGGGCAAAAAAACGAAGAAGATGATTTTTGGATAAACGAATTCGAAAGGTTCTTACTTAATTTTGTTACGAATGAAGCTGGCGAAAAAATAACTCAAATAGCAGGAACGACAAGAAAAAGAACACTATCATTAGTTAGGGGCGTTTTGGAAGACGGCACAGAAAGAGGCTTGGGAATACCCGAGATTAAAAGAAACTTAATTAAAGCCGTTGGTGATGATTTAAAGGGTAACACTAGAGCAAGAGCAAGGGCAATCGCTCAAACTGAAATAATAGGCGGTAGTAATAGGGCTGCTGTTTATGCTGCCGAATCTACTGGTCTTAATTATCGTAAGTTTTGGAGCACTTCAGGCTTGCCAAATATTAGAGCCACACACATAGCCGCAGAGAGTTATAGTCAACAAGTTGGAGGACTTAGAAGGGATCAGTTGTTCCCGAATGGGTTGATGTTCCCCGGAGATCCTAATGGAAGCGCTGACGAAATAATTAATTGTAGGTGTACGCTTTTAATTGTAGTGCAATAAAAAAGCCCCGACTAAGGGGCTTTTAATGTTTAGTTAAATTAATTCTACATCATCATTAAAAAAGTTCCAACAACTCCGAAAATAAGCCCACAAGCCAAGCCTAAAATAAAGGATAAAGACTTTCTTTGTCTTCTCATTTTAATTTGTTTTTCAATTTCCTGCTTTTGAAGCGCTATAAATATTTTAGCGCCTTCTAATTCTTTTTTGTAGTTTTTTATTTCTTATTTATTTCTAATTACAATTTTATTTCCATAAACATTAGCGTGAAATTTAGAGTATCTAAACAGCTCATAAATCTGCTCTTTCATCATATCTTTACTGATCCTTCCGGCAATTTCTTCGGCTGCCTCCACATCTCGCGGGGCGATATCAATTAGCTTAAGTTCTACTATCATATTTGTTTATTTAGTTCCAATTGCAATTTCATAAACAAATCAATCGAATCAAAACAAATAGCCTAATATTTGTATAGTTTATATTCATTCTAAATAATAAATAAAATTTTGTATCTTTATAGCGTAAATAGAAAATCATGGGTAATATTAAAAGTCAGAATCAATTACAAAAGTCTTGCCTTACATTAATTAAGGATGTTGACGAAAAGGGTACGGTTGTGTTTTATGGCTCAGCGTTTAATACTCCCGATAGAGTTAAAGATATTGCAGTAAAAGGTGCATATAAAAAGACTATAGCGGAAAGTTTTAAGGAGATACAACACTATAAGAACCACGATAGTACTTTAATGCCTGGGGTTATAAAGGAGCTTTCTGAGGATAATTACGGACTACTCGCTAAATCTCAATTAATATTAGGTACTCAATTAGGGAGAGAAACGCACGAGGAATACAAGGCAATGGCTGAAGCTGGAAAGAGCATGAGTCATTCAATTGGATACTATCCTGTAAAAGAAGAGCCGGACGGCAAGGGTTATAATTTACTAAAGGAAATAGCATTGTTTGAAATATCAACACTAACAAAACGACCTGCACACCCCGACGCTTTGACGGTTGGGATTAAGTCGTTTGATGATATGGATATTGAAGAGCTTGTAGTCGAAGAAAGGTTTTACAAGAACCTTCTTAATTGCAGCTTTAAAGATGCCAAATTATCTAATCTAGAATTATTAAAGAATCATATAGATGCACTCATAATCAAAAAGAGCCGAGAAATCACTCTAGAAGTGAATGAGCCGCAAATGAGCAAATCAGATATATTAAAATTTTTAAATGGTTTATAAAATGGAAAAAAAAGAATTGGAAGAAGCTCTTGCGGAACATGGCAAAGCTATTGAATTAAAAAACGAAGAGATTGTAAAGGGTCTTAATGAGGATAACGAAAAGCTTAAGGCTGAGCTTGAGACAATGAATAAGACTAAGGATGTCATGCAAAAACAATTGGATGAGATTGCTGTGTCTTTAAAGAAGGCTGAAAAAGACGGTAAGTTAAACGAAGAGCAAAAGGCAACATTTGCAAGTTCTTTAAGAGATAAGCTTAATAAGGATATCCAGAAGGTAAGTGGATTAAGCAGAAAAGATGCTGAAGCATTTAAGGTGGAAATTAAGTCTTTCTTGTCAACAGACAACGCATCTATTACTACTGGTTCTTTATTGCCAGCTTATCAGTTAGATCCTGGAGTATCAAAAGCGCCAGACAGATCACCTTTTATGTTGGATATTGTCGCGAGAGGCATTGCGAATAGTTTAACAATTTATTGGGTACAGAGAAAAACACGTACGGATAGTACGGAATGGGTTGATGAAGCTACCGCTCCTGCTGCTCAAACTGTTTTGGGTTACGAAACTAAGGCTGCTGCAATGCAGAATCTATCTGAATTCATCAAAGTGTCTAACAACTCCTTCGATGATATTGATTGGTTAATGTCAGAGGTTCAGACGGAACTTGTTACATTAATGGTTTTAAAGCTTGATGCTGATATCTTGAACGGTACGGTTGCGGCTAATGGTTTTGATGGGGTGAACACTGTTGCAACTGCTTTTAGCGCTGCTGGTGACACTATGCCAACGGGAGTAACTCCTAATAAGTGGGATGCTTTATCATATGCTTTAACACAGATTCAATTGGCTAACTTCATGGCTAACTTTATTGTACTGAATCCTTCGGATGTTAGAGACATGAAACTGACCAGAGATGATCAGGGAGCTTATTTAATTCCTCCAACAATGGCAACGGGAATGAATGTGGCTGTTGATGGCGTAAGAATTATCGCAAACAACGGAGTAACTAAAGGTTCTTATTTGGTTGGCGACTTCACAAAAGCTAAGTTCTGGAGTAGAAAAGAAATGGATTTGAAGGTGTGGGAACAGAACGAGGACGACGTATTGAAACAATTAAAAACTATCACTCTTTATATGAGAGGTACTTTAGTTGTAAAAGATGCGGATAAGTTAGCATTTGTTAAAGATACATTTGCCGATACCATTACTGAGATTACAGCCGTTTAGTAATCATTCTATAATTAAATAAAGCCCATTCACTACGAGTGGGCTTTTATTGTTATTTATAATCATTAAAAATTAGTATCTTTATATCATGAGAATAAAATTAAATAGAGCGTTATGGGGCAATGATTCAGGCGACACGATTAAGGTTGACGATGAAAGAGGGCTTTGGGCTATTAAAAAAGGCTTAGCCGTAAAAGCCGATCCAATTAAGCGTAAAAAGAAAATCGATCCCGAAAGCGAGGGAACAAAAAATAAATCATGCAGATAAAGTTTTCAAATGAAGGTGATGAACCTATCACGTTAGCAGATTTTAAAGCGTATGCAAAGATTGATTTCACAGATGAGGATTCACTAATCACATCTATGATCACTGGCGTAAGAGAGCAGTTAGAAGAGTATTTGAATAGATCTTTAGTTGTAAAGACTATTGAATACTTTGATGAAGTTGTTGACGATGTGGTGACATTGCCTTATCCAAATCACGACACTATTGAGGAGGTTAAGATTAATGGAGTTGTGACAGACGGATATTCGAAAACTGGATTAAATCAATTTATAATTACGCCTAATCAAATTAATGGATTTTCAACGGGCATAACTAATGATGATAGTGGTTTTTATTGTAAATACACCACTACCGGAGATTGCCCACAGGCTATAAAAATAGAAATGAAAAGATTATTGCTAGAACAGTATGAAATGAGGGGAAACACCTTTGTTGGCTCTGTTGCTGAGTTATCCGAAAATACTTATTCTAATTTGATGAAATTTGTTATTTTATGAGCGGTCAGGATGTAAAAAAGCTAGGAACATTTGAATATCGATGGAGGTATGGCGATGGCTCTTTTGTAAGGGGTGTAATCCCATTAAATAAAGATGGGGAAAACGTTGTGGATGTAAAAATCCAGGATCAAACAACACCCATGATTATATTACCTGTTGTTTTAGAAAATACAAGAACAACACTAGCTGTAGAGGCGGTACAAAACGACAACACTATTACAGTAGTTGATTCTACTGGCTTCGTCGTTGGGCATCACCTAAGAATCGTAGACCCATCATCAGATAGATTTTATTATGGCACAATATTGGACATTAATATAAATGTAATAACATTAGATACGCCTTTGGATTTTGAATATGTATTAGGATCTCAAGTTGTCGATGCTATTACAAATATGGCGGTTGATGGCTCTGTTACTCCTGTTGTATTTAAGCACAGGTTAGGTGTTCCGTCAACTCCTTCAGATACAGACATAACAAGGATAATAATATCTTGTGAAGCTGATAGTCCAATTGACCTAAATAAATTTGGAGATTTGCCAATACTAACAAACGGGTTAGTGTTTAGAAAAACAAATTTATCAAACGAGAATATTTTTAATGTAAAAAGTAACTCTGATATTGCTAATATAACTTATGATTTCACGGTTTATGCCGCAAGCAATCCAGCCCAAGGAATAGACGGATTTGTAACGAGATTAACTTTTGCGGGGCAAAATAAGTTGGGTGTAGCAATTAGAATAGGTCAAGATGATAACCTAGAGGTTATAGTTCAGGATGATTTAACTGGCTTGGTAAGATTAACGATGATAGCGGAAGGGCATAAGGTAGAATGAAAAAGAAAATACAGTTACACATAGAGGCTACTATAGATTTTATTCCACACTACAAGAGGAGTAAAAAAAGCAAATATTTTGAATTTAAGATTTTGTTTATTAGAGTTGTTTTATCTGGATTATTTTAAAAATAAAAGCCTTTCCAACACGGAGAGGCTTTTGCGTATCTGCGCAAGTTTGATTGTTAATGTTGCGTAATTGCGCAAGTTTTCAGAAGATGTAAAAATATAATCGTGCGAGTTTATTGGCTTACGTGCGTTAGTTATCTTTATACAGTTGTTAACAACAATTAATTTCCTTTTAAATAGTCATCAACCATTTCCTCAAATGGTAAAGGAGGATTATAGCCTTCTCCGAAAAGAACTTTTTTGGAAAAGTCAATTAACAGTTCCCTTCGGTTGTTAACATCAGATATATTGCAGCCCTCATTAGCTCTTTCGGAAATTTTCCCCTCACACGCTCCATCTGGAATCTCAGCTATAATTTTGCGCACTTCATCGATCGCTCCTTGGGCGTTATCATCCTCTTTGTGCAGTAGCTTAATGGTTTTATTAAATTCCTCAATTGGCGTATCTTCATTATTAAGCCTTTCTAGTAGCGCAAAATAATTTACGATCGGGGTCATTAAATTTCTTAATCTTGTTATTTTAGTATCTGCCATCACACTATATTTTTAAAGTTATTTACTCGTTTTAAATTCAGTTAGCCGCAACATATCAACGGCGTTACCCACCATTTAGAGAGAGTCTCCGTTTTCAGATGCAACTATGTGACTTAGTTCATCAGAAAGGTTAGGTAATACCATTCTAATATTAGAGCATCCGTACATTTCAAATTCACATTCTTTCAGCCATTCTTCCCATTTACTTTCAATCAATTTAACGAAACCACTTGGACTTCCTCTATCAATATATCTTTGAATAAACTCTTGCTTCCTTCTATCCGCTGGGTAAACTAAATAAAAGAAAATGCAATTATCTTTCATAGCTTCTCTAACTTCCTTATGAGAAGAAACAAATATAAATTCATATTTACCTATATTTTCTTTTATATGGTCAATATAGTTCTGTGGAAAATTTGGGTTACGTTCTTTTGTGTTGTTACCTTGCTCATCTTTTACCCAGCTAAATTCACTACTATCACTATCAATAGTGGTTTCTTTGTTTTGTTTATAAAAGTAACTTTTACCTGTGCCAGGGAAGGCTGAAATAATTCTTGTTTTCATTGTAATTATTGTTAAAAAACGGTGGGTAACAATGCATAAAAAACATAGCTCCACCAGTGGTTAATATTAAATTTTCTATTTCAATTTTACTTTTGTAAGTGTTTGTATTTCAGTATTTCAAATCGCTACGTTTCTTATACTCACCGTTACCCTAATCCAACCCCTCGCCACACTTCCTAATCCTAGAAACTAGATCATCATTACACTCTTTAAGAGCTAAATTAGCCTGTTTAAGCTTACTATTTTCTTTCTCAAGGTCTTTTAATCTTTTAGCATCGAAAGCTTGTGCAGGTGTTTTGTATTGTTGTTTTATTTCGCTCACAACAATTTCTAGTTGAGTTTTTGGCTCCTCAGAATCAACGCATTTAGGAATTTCAGCAGCTTCAGCTAATTCTCTTAAGAAGTTTATTGTCTCTATGGATGCGGGCGTAAAAATTAGCCTAAACATTTTCTTCATTACTTTTAGTTTTAATTAATAATACAACAAATCTAATCACTTTAAACAAAGCAATCAAATAGATTTTATCTATCAAAATTTAAAAGTTATTGTTTTTTCGTATCTTTAGGGCATGGCAAACATTGGAAGATATAACAGAAGATTAACTTATCAGATATTAACAGGAACGGTTGACACTCCAACGGGAGGCACAACTCCCACTTATGATACCGCAAAAACAACTTGGTGTAGCGCTAAGAAGTTGAGCCAAAAGGAAACAATTTTTTTCGGCTTGTCGCTAGGGGAGTCTACCTTTCAATTTAAACTTAGATATGAAATAGGCAATCAATTTGATCAAACAACTAAACTTACATATGAGGGCGTAGAGCTTAGGGTTATATCTGTTAACGAGATTGACGAATATAAAAGAGAAGTTGTTGTAACCGCTAATGAAAGGACTGATTAGATGCCTGTTGAATTAAAGCTCGATAAGAAAAGCAGAAAGAATCTTGAAAGGAACTTTAGGGTAATAAAAAAAGAATACCCAAAGCGCACATGGGAGATGGTCGTTAAGATGCTTTTTGACATGAAGTTTTTAGCTCAGCAAAAATTAAAAGCAGATGAGCATATAGTTACATCTCGCCTCAGAAATTCAATAATGGTTAAAACACCTACAAAGGGCGAAGGTGACGATACTAAATACTCAGACAATGAGGGTGAGATATTTGACGGAGATTTAAAGAGTGTTAAGCTAAGAGATTTCGAAGGAGCTTTTGGCTCTAATGTTATTTACGCTCAAGCCATAGAGTTTTTACATGACTCTTATATTTATTGGGCTGCAAAACACGTTAATGTAAAGAAGAGAGTTAGTGAACTAGCAAGAGAATTAAAAGAAATTAAATTCATACAATGAGAGACGCAAGAAAACAACTGGTAACGGCTTTAATTGCTGATATAAAGACGAGAATTCCAGGAGCGCAAGTTTACACTAAAGTTCCAAAAAAGAAAGCTTATCCTTATATATGGATATCTGACATATACCAAGATGAAGACGGACCTAAAAATAGCTATCAATATAACTATGACGTATTAATTCAAGTTGTATATAAGGGCGAATCAGACCCTTCAGATAGATATGACAATCAAAACGCCATATTGGGAATGGTAGATAACGCTTCTGGATTTGCGCTAACTGATGATTTTAGTATAATGAAAACGAGCTTAATATCTAATAGCGAATCGACAGATCTAAAAACAGACTCAGGAATTCTTGACATAGGGCTTATTAGGTTGGGGTTTCTTATTCAAGATGAGCTTATTTAGATTAAATAAAAATTAGTATCTTTATAGAAAGTTATAACTTAATTAATTAATAATGGCAACAAAAATTGGAACATTAGTAAAAATTACAATAGGAGGTAAAGATCTAATTGGGGAAGTGTCGGGAAATCTTGCCGCCGCATGTAATGTGATTGATGTTAGTTCAAAAGCATCTGGAAATCAAACAAATGTAGAATATGGCAGAGTTAGCGAAACGGGTTCATTTACATCTCTAGCTTCAACAGATCCAGCGGGAACGCAATTCGGATACAAGGAAGCAAAAGAAGCCATGTATGCAAAAACAAAAGTAGAGGCTGTAATCACAGAATATGACGAGTTAGGCGCAGAAGTTGTAGGCTCTTTGAAAACAACAGGTAACGCAGTCATTTCAAATGTATCTTGGGATATTCCAGATGACGATAGAATGACCTTTAGTTTAGATGTTTCTTTTGATGGAAAAACAGTAGATACAACAAACGCATAAAAATGATAAATAGAATAGAAATGGAACTACCTCTACCCGTTAAGGTGGGGGTATTTTTCTTTAACCGAAAAAAGAAAGTAGGTTTTAGTTTTGATAATCTCGCAAAGTTCAATCTAAGAGAAGGATTAGGATTAGAAACTCATAAAGATTTGGATGAGTGGGTTAAGAAACACGGTCAAAATATGTTTTTGGTTGAGACGTTATACTCAGCACATCAGAGTTACAACATGCACAACCGAATTAATAAAGATATAGATAAGGCAAAGTTTATGGTTTCGATATCAAATATTGGAGAAGATCAAACTAAAAGGCTTGTAGAGTGTTGGAAAAAGTCTGAGTCTTACGGGTCTAAGGACGTGCCAGGTAAAAAAAAAGCAGAGAAGCATTAAGCTATTCTGAATTATATGCTTTTTGCATTGGTGAGGTTGGGATAAAACCAAATGAGTATTGGAGATTAACAGAGGCGGAAACTATCGGATTAATTGCAGGATATGTAATAAAAAACAGTAACGATTCATCGAACTTTAGAAACCTATACGGAGCCATGATAAAGTTGTGGA